GAATACTCTATCAAAAGAAAATTTAGACTCAATGAATCTTGCGGTTATAGAATTATTGTCTAAGAAATTATAAGTATGACTCCATTCTGGACAATAAAAAGATCTTGTTCCAGTAAAGAATGTGTACATGTCATAATCAAAAAGATCAATTCCATTATGGTTTTCCAAGAAATGTAAAATTGCTTTCGCTTGTTTATCTGATCTGTTATTAAAAGTTAAAGAAAAATCAAAAGAATTTGAGTTAATACCGTCGTTCTGATATAAATAAAAATTTCCTAAATCGTTTTTATAACTATTAGAATTAAATTGAAGCTGCTGTGCATTGTCTGGCTGAAAATAAAATTTTTGAGTCCAAAACGAATTGCTAGTTGCTGGACTTATTCCTACAACAGGTTCATCTCCAGCGTCTCCGCTAAAATAATAAAATCCATTTTTTGATCCTGCATTATTCAAGAAAACATAATCATCTTTAGAATATGGTTTATTATTGTCAAAATCACATGCTCCGTATGGTATTAATTTTTCTTTCCATTCTGTTATTGAAACAAATGGAGATTCCAAGCTTAGAGTGACAGAATTTAAATCAACCATTTCAAAATTATTATCTATAGTTTTAAGATAATAAGGTCTTACTTTTGAATGCGGAGGAAACAAAGCAGTCTCAATCGGCAACAATCCTTGACCGCTAGACTGGGCAGGTTTTACAAATGATTGTTGATAAAAATGATTTAAAGCTTTTGCTTCAGTATCTGTTATATTACTAAATTGTAATTTCGCGTCTACTTGAACCACGTTCTCACTTTTACCAATGATTACAGTATAATCATCTTGAAATTTATTTTCATAAAAATTAGCTTTAAAATTTACGCTTGATCCATAAGTAGGAACAAAGAAAAATTTATTTGTCCAATAATAACCACTATTGTTTCCATCTGGACGATTAAAGAAAAAGTTTTCTCCAGAAGGTAAATTAGTTTTACAATAAAAATATCCAGTAGTAAATGGCGCAGCGACTACTCTTGAGTTTCCCTTGTCATCTATGTATGTGCCGGGATTTATTCCAGTATAATATACAACATCAAATTCATTAAAAGTCACTCCCGTTTCGTAAAACGGAATGTTTGGCATCAATATTCTATAATCGTTAATCGCTTTCATGGTGTAAAAACATCATAAACTTTTGAACCATTGGCAATAAATGGGAAATTTATTAAATAAATATTTTCGCTATCAGGTATAAACTCATCATTATTACGAGCGTAATTCATACGCGCAAGCAAATATTTCCATGTGCAATACGCTTTTAGACTATAACATGTTTTTGTATAAGATGGCGATATAATTTCTATACTTGGACTTTCAAATAAAGAACATTGAAAATCGCCATTCACTTCTGTATGTATATAATTAGTCCCTCTCGCTTGAAAGGCTAATTTATTTAGAACAGTAGGATCGTCTTCATATGAACATTCGTCTGAATTTGCAAAATTCGGAAATGGCAAAGGATCTAAAGCACTAGCATCTAAAACATTTTGATTTACTCCCACAGAACACATAAAAAGGATTGGAACTGTCAGATTATTTGCGATTTTATTGGCCGCAAGGGAGACATCATTATATTCTACTGTTTGTTGTAGATTTTTAGATTGTATTATATATTGTTTTCCATCTATTATTGAATTGTAATCAGCTGCTATTTTTATTTGAGATATTATATGTTTTTTATTTGAACAAGCATTTGGCAAATCATATGGTGTAACATATATATTAAACCAAATTAAATCAGGAGCCAATTCAGGAGCAGGAGGAATAATTGGTTGAACAAGCTCAGGTGGAGGCGGCATTGGTGGCTTTGGATTTGTTTGGCCTACTGGAGGAGTAGGAATACTTATATTTATAATAGGTTTTGAAACTTCAACAATTGCTGGATCATTAGTTCCAAAAGGTATATTAATTATATTTCTCTTTTTACTTATGTTTTGGATCATCTTTATAGATCCAACTCCATAACTAGAATCAGAGATCGCATAATTTTGGTCCACAATTATTCCTGTCAAACTCATATTAGTATAAACTGAAGGATTTTGCGCGTCTTTTAAAACAGCATTAAATACCGCATCGTTTCCATGAATATCTAAAACTCCATCAATATTATTTGCAGTCACACCAAACTGAGCGTTAACCTGCCTCAAAGCTACTCTTAAAGGTATACTTTGTTTTACTCTTAAAAGAGGCTGTCTTTCTACGGTAAAAGAATAATTAAAATTGCTTACAATAAAATCATCATAATTATCAGGATAAGAAGATCTATTATTAGTTATTATATAACTTGATAGACCATTTAATGTCGCCAACTTATTTTTAACTTTTGTTGATCCATCAGCAGGACTAAATAAATTATGAACATCATTTAAATTTGTATCCAAAGCCTTGATTCCGTGATAAAAATCAAAACTTGTACTAACTGCAATTGGCTGATAAGGTTCTACACTAAAACTTAAATCAGTCAAAAATGCACTTGGAATATTAAAATTATTAAAAGAAACCGAAATAGGAACATCAGATTGATTCTCAAGTTTTAGAAAGTCTGGCAACGCTCCTGTCAAATAAAACTCTGTAGAAAACTTTCCTTGAATAGGCCCATTTGGGGCGTAATCAATAAGATTGCCATTAATATCAAAAACAGGAACAGTATTAGCCTGAAGACCAAACGATGCTGAATTAGAAGGGAAAATAGAATCGTTTAATCTTATCGCTGTCGTTTCAAATGTTAAAAATTTAGCCATTACTGTGAAATGTAAGAACCAGCACTTGAATCGGTATCTGAAACGTAAAAATATTCTGCCATTGTTGTTATGTTCATTGCTCCAGTCAAAGGAGTAAAGACCGTTCCGCCAGAACCATCATTTCTTAAAGCATAGGCTACCCAACTTCCATAATCGTAACGATTAAAAGCTAATTTGGTAACTGAGTTATTAAATTTATTTCCTACTGAAAAGTTATTTATTCTAGCTTTTAAATTTAAAAATCCTTGACCAGATATAACTCCAGAAACATAACAATGGTTTGATAGAGTTGGAGAATCGTAGTAATCATTAGAATAAGCATCCCAAACTTGAAAAAATCTTTTATTAACACTAGTAGAAATTCCACTAACAAATGTTGTTCCACCAACATTGTTTAGCGTCATTCCGCTAAAATTATTAAATACTAAATATCCAGTTCCATCAGATATTCCGCTATTTAATTGGCAAATAAAATCAACGCCAATTATTCTCCCTGAAGCTGGAAAAAGAGCATGGTACGCTGCGCTTCCAGATTGGTTGAATCCATAATCTATATTATCTAAATTTAAATAAACTGCACCGCCCGTTAAATTCGATGCGCGATGAATATCAATAAACTTACCATAACAAAAATTATCATCACTAGTATATAATCCTTTGTTATTTATATCTCCTTGATCTGAAATGGTGACTATGTTTCTTGAAGCGTCATAAACATTAGAAGCATTTCCAGTTTGAAAGAAGAATTGTCCTACTCTTGTTGTTGGACCAGAAGCTGGGCCAGAAGGACCAACTGTAGCTTTATCAAAATCGTATCCAATTATAAATGAGTTAAAATCACCTGATCCATAGGCAGTTGCAACATAATCAACTGGACCACTTGAAGTAGCATAATTACTTTGCATTCTTGAAAATGCAGATTGAGAATAACTTTGGTAACGAGATAAAAATGAAGAAGTTCCAGTAACATCTAATGGATATGTAGGATCTATTCCTCCTAATCCTAATCTTCCGTTAGCCAAATCAAAAATTACAGGATCAGTGGTATCAACAGTCGCCGCTGTCTTGTTTCTTGCAAAATGTAATTGCGAGACTGGCTGATTATACATTATTGAAGCCGTAAGATTTGGAAGTGTTCCTGTATTTCTAAAAAATAAATTAGGAACACCAGCATCTTCTATCAATAATGTTTTATAAGGAGAACCGTCAACGACAACATTTGAAATCGTTAGTCTTGCGTCTGTGTTTCTATTTGTGTTTCCAACTCTTACTGTAGCATCATCTTTGTCTACGAATACAGCACCACTAAGACCAAAAAATGCTCCAGTAATTGTATTTGCTCCTGTATTATATCCTATATAAACATCAGAATCAAAATTAATTCCACTAGTACTTAATGTAATATCTCCAGCGTTAGTATTATCATCGAAACTAAATCTTATGCCTGTTGCTACAGAAAACTGAATATTAACATCCGAATCTACTGTATCATAAGAATATAAAGACCCATCCGTAATTAAAATAGATCCATCATTTGAAATTAAAAGACTATTGTTTTGAATATTTGTGCTAAATACTCCGCTGATAGAAAAATTATTGTATCCATCTTTTAAAAGATACCAAGAACCTGTTTCATCATAAAATCTAATTGCGCCACTTGCTCCAGTATGATTCTGAAGAGTGAAAACATTATTAATTCCAGAAGCCCCACTAATATGAAACGCTGACAATGGAGAAAAAGATCCAGTTGGCGATATCGCAATATATCTATTACTATTAACTATTCGTATTACTGGCGTATCTTGAATTCCAAACAACATGTCATTTCCAGAAACAGGTTGTACAAAATTAAAGTTTTTTGACAAATCCTCAAAAGATACAACTTGAGAAGCTGCGCCCGAATAGCTCAAAAGAAACAAAGCGTTTTGAGGTATCGAAGATACTTGATCTAGATCTGGAATTGTTTCTGCCATATATATATTAATTTACACTCTATTTTTTTAAATTACTTGTTTTGTTCTTCAAAAGCTTGTGCAGCAGATTGATAAATAATTTGATCATTTTTATATTGATTAAAAAAGATATCAGAGTTCTGAGAAGTTTTATTAACATATGTTATATAACTTAATTTTACATTGGTTACGTCATCAGCAGACGCTGAAACTTGTTCAGAAACTAGCTTGCTAGTATCTGGAGAATAAGAAAAACTAAATAATTTAATATAATTATAAGATTCTGAACTTTCTGGAATCGGTCCTACAAAATTACTATTAAAACCTGGCTTTCTATTAAATAACAAAGGAGTTCCATCGCCAGCCTCTAAAGGAGTTAATAATGGACCATTGAAAGTAAAAGTTTGTGTATAAATTGGTTGATCTTCGAAAACTGTTCCAAAAACATCGATTGTAAATGGATCTGCAATACCAGTTACTAACATATCTGTCATTCTTTTTGTTTCGTAATCATCCACTTCAAGGGTGAAATCCACCATAACTTCAATAGGATATTTTATAGAAACCTGAATTGGCTTTATAGAATTTACGCCATATATAACATCGTAATTTATATTACTAGAGAAAGAAAAAGATTTAACTCTATTTGTACTACTGTTTCTGCAAGACAAAACAATGTTTGCAGGATATATTGGTATATCTTCTGCATCATTATAATCACCTGTTGCATTCAATGTTCCATCTATTCCTACAAATTGAGGATTAGAAGAGTTTGATAAATACATTCCGCTTCCAATGTCTCCATAAACTTTTATACCAATATTAGTTTGCGGAACGTCTCCATAAGATACATCATATGAATAAGAAGATAAATAACCATCTTCAAATCCAAATATCTTATCTCCATAATTTAAAGAGCCTCGCAACCTTTCCACAACTCCTGTAAAAGGATTAAAGATATCAGCAAAAGCAATATTTCTACTTATAGAAAAATCAGCCTGTGGAACATCGGCGATAACAGTTTTAATCGCTCCTTGACCAAGCACATTTATTGGCATAACTGAATGAGTATACGATCCATCAACAGAAGTAACACCTTTTAGTTTTACTCCTTCCAAAAATACTTTTTGATTATATTGTGCTTGAGCTTTATTTTTCATTTGTTATTTTTTCTTTGTGGAATCCAACAAGCCGCCAGTTCTTTGCTCATTTGTGATAACTTGTAGAACAACTTCTTTAATCTTGTTACCCAAAGCTCTGTTTTTATCGTCTCCTCCGTCAGCAGAAGACTGTTCATTCTGAGCTTTACCATCTGTAGCATTAACTGTAATATTAACGCTAACATTATTGGAAGTTGAAGATTCTGTATTGGCGTTTGTTTTTGCTGTGTCACCAACCAAACCTCCATCTTGGAATCTAGCGACTCCAGAATTGATTCTATTTAGTCCGCCAACTCCATACTTTCTAACGGCTTTACTATTAACAATATATTCGCCGCCACTTAGTAAAGCTGGAATACTATCGTTTAATCTGTTTCCATAAGGAAGATAACCACCATTTGCAAATCGTTTTCCTGAAAATAAACCACCCGTTTGACCGCCAGTTCCTATGGCTAAAGATGTCGTACTTGATGATCCAACTCCATATCCTAAATCAGCTGGTTTATCAATTCCTGGACCTTTAGGTGCTGATGCTCCACCTGCACCTTTTGGACCCATTCCTTTAGCTAAAGAACCGACACCCATCATTAATCCAGTTGTCAAAGCTGTACCAATTAAAGATCTTATTAATGCGCTTCTTTGGGCTTTCTTTGCATCTTTTTTGGCTTGTTCTGCTCTTATTCTTTCTAAATATTTTTGATATTCAGGATTATTTTCTTTTCCAAACTCACTTAATTCAGCAAAAGGTTCATTCATTGAAGCAGCAGCTTGCATACTTCCAGTGTTTCCACCATTAGCAAATCTTCTAGCTCCAACGCCAAATCTTGGAAACATCCCAAAATTAAGTTTATCTATTTCTTTTGGACCACCCAAAGCTTTAACTGTTTTTCTATTTAATACATATTCTCCATCTTCAAGCATGGCTGGATTAACGTCACCAGTTCTTCCAGCATCGCTAATATACATGCCAGCCTGAGCGTGTATGACCCCACCTTTTTGCTTACCAATTGCAAAACCTGCTCCACTGACTATCTGATTAGCAATTTGTTGGAACATTGCATTTTGTATACTCTTTAAGAATCCTCCAGCGACTTCTAACAACGCACTTCCAAGATCATCAGTCCTGTTTATTGCAGCATCCATGGCTCCAACCAAACCATCTCTGAAAGCGGTTACGGTTGTTCCTCCAAGCCTTTCTTCAAAAGTATCAATTTCTGTTCTTATGTCTCCAAGAGCTTTAGAAACTCCTGTACCAAATTTACCCCTCTTTTCTCTATCTTTATCAAGTTGATTTTGACGAGTTTTTTCTGTTGTTATTTTTTCTTGTATAGAAAGGTTTGCATTGTCAACATCATTGACAACGCTTCTTTGTTTAGCTATTTGTTCATCAAGAGTTTTTAACTTTTGAGATTGCTCAAGAGTTAAATTTCCTTCTTCTGATTGAATAACTAGACTTTCCTTTTGATCTTCTAAAGTCTGCAAAATCTTTCTTTCTTCTGAAGCTCTTTCTTTTAAATAATTAACTGGATCTTTTATAGAAGACAAATCCATTGAACCAAAAGATCCTCCTTTAGTTCTGCGGTTTTGCAATTCTTGTCTAGCGACTTGCATTTCTATCTGCCTATTTCTTAAGTCGGAAGCCGCTTTGCCAGAAGCGTATTCAGAAGAAGAAAGAATTTTTTGTTTTTCTTCTTCTAATTTTTTTCTCTCTTTTTGCACAATTAAAGGATCTCTTTGCATTGCTTCATCAGATATAGTTGATCCAACATTTTGAATTTGCTTGTCAAGCTCTGCAATTTTATTGGTCTGTGTTTCAAAATTTTTAGCGCCTTCCTGTGTCATAGCCATAATCAAGTCTTCTATAGCTGTTGTATTTTGCAATGTCGCATCAGTATTATCGGCAAATACTTCTCTTTGTATTCTAGCTATTTCTGCATCAGCAATTGCTTGTCTCGCTTCTAACTCAAAACCTTTTTGAGTATTCTGCGCTTCTCTAGCTCTCTTTTCATCACTAATAGCAAATTCCCCTCTTCCAAGCATGAAATAAGGACTTTCTGTTTCGATGCGACTTCTTTCGATCTCAGCTTGTCCTTTAATCTGAATCTGTTTATTTTGATTAGTAATGCTATCTACTAATTCTTTTTCGCGTAAAGTATTTTTATAACGTCTTTCTGAAAGATCGTAATCTAGTTTTCCAACAGCAGTTTTTAATTCCAAAGATTTATTAGCATAAGCCTGTTCGGCCATAAAAGTTTTACGCGCATTGTCGTCTTTATTTTTAGCCGCTTTTTCTTCTAAACTTGTAGTTAAATTAAAAGCTTGTATAGCTCTTTTTGATTCTTCTCCTTTTTTAAGACCAGATATAGTAGAGATGTCAACTTTTCCTGTTTTTTGAAAAGCTTCTACAACTTGATCTATATTTCCAGCAGCGGTTTCTTCTAAAGCTCCTTGAAGAACAGTGACTAGTTCTTTTGATCTGCCTAAAGTTCTAGATTGTTTTTGCAATTCAAAACCCCTTTCAAAATTCGCAGCATCAAAATCCAACATTTTCTTTTGTTGAATATTTGCAGTTTCTCCAACTAATAAATCAAATTGATTTTTAAAAGCATTATCTATATTTTTAGAGATGGCGGCTAATCCATCATTAATTAATTGAGATGATTTTTCTAAATTTAGTTTTCCAAAACTCTTTTCAAAATCATAATTTTCAATCTGCATTGCTGTATTTGCAATAGCTTGTTCGATAGCCTGAGAATATTGAAATAGCTTTTGACGAACACCTTCTTGTCTTTGTGCAATTTCTTTTTGAGCTTTAGCGGCTTCTGCTGCTGTTTTATATTTTCCGCTTACTAAACCTTCAATAATTTTATCAAAATTATTAACTATAAATTTTCCATAGTCACCATTATCTTTTGCTACTTCTTGAAGTTGAATAGCTAAAGCATTTGCGTCTACTCCAGTAACATTATACTTTTTAAGCATATCAGACAATTCTCCTTGATTAAAAACCAAATCAGAAAATTGAGATTTAAATTCTGTTGCAAATTCTGCAAAATTTCCTTCTAACTGGTTTTGAACATTCTCTAAATCAGCAAAAAGTTGACTATTTTGAGTAACTATCTTTTTAAAATTAGCTTCTCCAGCTTCTCCTGTGCTAGCTATCACATCTTCCATCACCACATAACTTGAAGTAGCGCCGCCAAGACCTTGATTTTGAGCGTATTTAGTTACTGCCGCTTTTTCTGTTCTCAAAATTCCCTTTTTACCCAATTCTTCAATAGATAAATCCTTTTTAGACATTCTATTTGCCGATTCAGCAACTCTCTTAGCGCCAGCCATTCTTTCCATTTCATAAGCTTTTATAGCTTCTGTCATTTTTTCGACATCAGATCCAGCTTCTCTAAATTTTTCATCTAGACCTGTTTCTGATATTTTAACGAAATATTCTTCTAATTTTTGATTTGCATCGAACGCCTCTAAAGAATTAGGATCTAAATTTCCTAAAGCTTTTACTGTATCTATGATACCTTTTCCAGATTGAATTGCTTCTTGAGTTTGATTTCTATAATTTTCAGCTTTCTTTTGTAAATCTTCAAGATTATCAGAAGCTCCGAATGCTGCTGTTCCCAATCCTACAATCGCTCCAGTTGCTGCACCAATAGCTGGACCAAAAGGAGCTAATGGTCCAAGAATAGGCGCTAAAGCTGTTCCTAAAGAAGCTCCAGTACTTATGTTTGTTAATCCAGAACTTATAGCAGAACCCGCAAATCTTTCTCCAACAGACATTTCAGATCTGTCACGACCCCTTGTAATGGCGCTTTCAAGTTGCCCAGCAATTAACGGAGCGCCTAAAGTGAAAGCTAAATTATTACCAATCCCTTGAGCAAATGTGTTAGCTTTTCTACCAAAACTTGATGCTCTTAATCTAGCAGACTGTAATGCTGTTGGATTAGGTGGCCCAAGAGGAACTGCCGCCGCTGCCGTTGTTGCGGTATTTTGTTGAGGCATTGGCCCAATAAAAGCTTGTGCTGCTTTTTTTTCTGCTTTCGCATGTGCAACCACTTCTTTTTTTAATTTTTCAAATTCTTGACCAGTTAATCCTAATGTTTTATATAAACCGTCTAAAGCTTTTCTAATGTCGCCATTCGAAATAGTTAAAATATCAATAGATTTTAAATAATTATTTATTGCTTGTTCAACTTTAGCATTTCCAGCATATCCTTTTCCTGTTAAAGTTATAGGATTAGGCGCAGCAAAATTAGGTATATTACCATTAGCCATCAATCCAGCAGCTTTTTGTCCAGCCATTGAATCACTCAATGCATTTTTAACTCCACCATGATCTGCTACCGCTGAAGCAAAATTTGGTTGGCTGCTATTTCTAACGAATGGAAAAGGTCCAGTAGTTTTATCAAGAATAGCTTTATTTCCGCTCATGCTTTCTTCCAAGCTCATTACTGCTTGTTGATAAGCGAAATTAGGAATGAAACCAGACGCCATATTATTTTTAACAAGCTCATCTAATTTAGATTTTTTAAATTGATAAGCGTATTGTAGAGACCAAATAGGATCATTTTCAGAAGGCCATGTAGATTTATATTTTGATAAATCTTGTGGATTCATTGGAAACTCGTAGCTGCCTCCATTGAATGCTGGATCTAAAAACCAATTTTTCATTGGCAATTTTTTACTGTTTACATCGCCTGTTCTTAATTTTCTATAACCATCCCAAATTCTTTTAGCCTTGTCGCTAACTGTTAATCTATCGGATGTTAACCAACCTCCTCTTTTTGATATTTCGGCCAATACCGCATCATATAAAGGAATTCCAAACCCAGAACCTTGAATGTTTACAGCAGAAGATCCAACAGAATATAAATCTGTAGTTTGAGGAATAGGAAAAGCTATAACGCCACCTGTTAATTTTTTACCTTTTACTTCTGAATTTTTACTATAAAAAGATTCAACTGCGTCTTTGCCAGAGTTTATTTTAATTTTTGGATCAGCAAAATTAGGAATAAAACCTTCATTTCTAAACGCTGCCAAAGGTGAAATGCGTTTAGCTTTCGTTGGAATTGGTTTCGGAATTCTAGTTTGTACAGCATTAAGTTTAGCTAAAATTTTTGCTTTTACATTTGGATCTTGTAAAGCTTCTTGTTGTTTCTCAGAATAATCCCACGTTATTGTTCCATTAGGATATATAAACCCTCTAACTAAATTAGGAAGTTCAGCAAAATCATAATCATTAATATCTGCGCCAGCAGTTTTTAGTTCTGCATTGTATGCGTCTTTGTGATATAAATATTCTTTTCCTTTTATTCCTGGTTGAGCATAAGCTTCTTTTCCGGTTTTTAAATCATGAACAATTGGACGTAAATTATTTTGCATCATATTTTCACGCATTCTGTCACCCATACTAAAGTTAGGAATAAAACCTCCACTCAATCCTTTATTATTTCTCCAATTACTTTCTATTTCTGATTCATGACCTGCGATTTTATCAGCATAAAAGCTTATTAATTTATTAGTAATTGTTTTAGCTTTGTCAACTCCGAGTCTCTTTAATAATCCTTTAGTAAGAAAATCAGTTCCTTTATACATGTTTGAATAAACGCGAGTACGTCTACCCAAAGTAGAACCGGGATTTTGAGTTTCAAAATCTTGTTCTTTTTTAAGTATATCTTTTGTTTTCCAGTTTTCTTCTGTTCCACCTTTTATTTCAATGCCGCCAATTCTTCCTGCTCTATTTCTAATAAGAGCATCCATTGGAGCAGTATTTGCTGCTTTGAAAGGATCAAATTTTGTAGGATTTCCATATTTATCTCGCATTGGAAAACCAGCTTCTTCAGCATCTTTAATAGATTTATTTTTAGTAACCTCATTTAAAATATCACGAACGTATTCTTCGTATAAATAACTAAACAATGGAGAATTTCCAGTTGTAATATTTTTATTATTTCCATGAGTTAAGAAATTTAACTCTCTGAACATTTCAGAACCAGCAATCAATTTTCTTTCACCAGTATATGGATTGTAATCCATATTTTGACTTGTATTTTTTAAATCAATATCATTAAACCAAGGAAATCTATTAAACCATTCTTTATTAGCAAAAGATTTTAACCAAGGAAGTCTTGTGACTTTTGGAGATAAACCTGTTGCAAAATTTGGAATAAATCCATTTGCTGAAACACCTAAACTTGCTAATCTGGCTTCTTTTGTACCGGGTTTTGCTGAGTAAACTTGATTTCTTTTTTGTATGCCCCAAATGCTAGATATATATTCTGGCATACCTGGAGTTTCATCAGAAGCCGTCATTAATCCAAGTAAACTTGGATCAATTATTTTTTGTTGTATTTTTTGACGTAATAATTCACCAAACTGAGTAAGTTTAGATCCTTTAACATCTTTCAATCTAGCTTCTTTATCCAAAAACATTTTTTGCAAAACACCTTTTTTCTGTTCTGGTGCGACTTTAGCGTAAGCTATGTCACCCATTGTTCTGACTAACGTTCTATCAAAATCCAAATACGTCATTTGACGTTTTCTTTGTCTATCTAAAATATTTTGTATAGCTTTATCTGGAATTGGGCCAATCGCAGTTCCACCGGGAAATGCGTGTTTATCAAAATAATTATCATCTATTATTGGAGAAAAGTTAGGTATAAAACCAGAATTATAAGCCAAACCAGAACCATAAGGCTGAACCACTACTAATCTTCCAAAATTTTCTGGACCTGTTTTATCGTCTGCCTTTAAAGAACTGCTACGAATTCCTTTTCTTATTAATTGATCAAGTTCAGCTTGCCCACCTTTAGCTTCCAATGGTGGTAATGACAAATTGTATTTATCGCCGACTAAATCAACAGCGCTATATTCATTATCCGCTAAAACATAACCTTTTAAATTATTTAAAAGAATACCTTCATAAAATGAACCAATAAAATTATTTTTATCACCAGACAAAGATTCTTGAAAATCCTTTGGTGTTTTTAATTCCCTTTTGGTTTTAACAGTTTTAAATGTTTTATTTTGCAAAGGTTGTCCACCAATAGAACGATTATATTTGTCTCTTAAATCTTGAAGAGAAACATTATTTTTTAATAAAGCACGATTGAATGCTTGTTTAGTTAAATCAGGAGATAATAAAAGTTTTAAAATTGAATCGTCAGGCGAATAATCATTTTTACCAGATGTAACTTTTTCCCAAATAGAATCTACAGCATTAGTAAGCATTTCTTTTTCAAGAAACTTGACAATTTTTATCTGGCCATAAATTTGATCAAAATACTTATTTCTAGTTGGAATTTCGTCTGCATTAGAATAACCAGCATCTATTTTTGTGCCTTTAAAATCTAAATTTAAATCAGCGTTCAAACGATCAGATGGTAAACCATCAATATTTAAAGAATAAGAATTTCTTAATTTATTAGGAGTTTTACCTTTAACTACGTTATCATATTTTTCCTCTACATATGCTTGCGGAATTGCAAAATTAGGTAAAAATCCGTTAGCAGCATATGGATCAACGCCTGTTTGATTTATAGATTTTATTCTATGCATACGACCCGCTTTTGATCCTGCTGGAGGATTAATAAAAGGTTGAGCGAAACCGGGAATATATTTTATTTTTTCTGCGGTATTCATTACTCCACCAACTGGAGCGTTTATAACTTTTCCAGCTTTGTACCCACCAATCGCCGCACCCATTACTTCAGCATTTTGAACGTCTCTTGGAATATATCCACCTGCTTTTATTTTTCCAACTTGCAATCCAGCTTGCCCTACTGTAATATTGCGAGGAGTTAAAGCAGCAGCTAATTGTTTTGCTGTGGCTAATTGTTGCTGATATTCTGCTGTTTGAGCTTGAGCTAAATTAAATAAAGTTTGAGATTGAGCTACAAGATTTCCTTGTTGACCTCTTAAAGCTAAAGATACTTGAGATTGACTTTGGATAATCTTTAAAACCGCTTCTTCAATATTTTTTCTCTTTTGTGTTTCGGTAGTGATTCCGAATAAAGCTGGCAGCGCTGAACTTGCATAACTAAAAGTATTTGTAATTACTTTTCCAATTACTGCGACTGCGCCAACTAAACCGGGACCACTCAATATATTTTTAATTCCAAGTAATAAACCATTTGCAAATTGAGAACCAATGCCTTCTCCTTCTAAAAGATCATTAATATAAGTTACTGCGTCGTTGAAAGGACTTACCAAACTCTTGAAAACAGGTTCAAAAGTTACTTTACCAATATTATTACTTAACTGTTGAAGATTTGTTCCTGTTTGAGATATTAGTGCAGCTAAAGTTAAATTTAGTTTAGCGTTAGCTTGTTCAGCCTCGTTTGTAGCTTGCGTTCCGTAATCTAAAGCTCTATTATAAACTCCTTGTTTTTCATTAAGATCTGTTACTATAGATTTTAATATGTTTACTTGATAAACACCAGCAACCTGTTCAGAAAGGCTGGCTTTTTGAGCTGAACTTAAATCTTTATAAGCTCCAGCGAAATTTTGTAATATTTGTATAGCTGGCAAAACATTTCCTTCGATATCTCTTACGGCAATATTAAAATTTTCCAACTGATCCAAAGTTTCAGTTCTTTGTAAACGAGTAAAAATTGTTTTAAGAGCGTTACCGATAACCGCACCACCACGGGCAGTTTTTTCCTGAGCAGAAGCGACCAAAGCGTTCAACTGATCGAAATTAACACCAGCTTCTTTTGCGGCCTGACCTGTTCTAGAAACGGCTGAAGTCAAATCGTCTGCTGAAACTGCAAATTGTTGTTCTACTGCTACAATTTTATTTAAAATATCGTTTGTAGTTAATCCTGTTTCTTTGAAAGCGTTTGTAGCAGCAGTCAAATCTTCTACGGCTTGAGTAGCTGATACTCCAGTAAGACGAACAAGAGTCATTGCATCGGCAGTTTTCTTCAAAGTGTCTTCAGCATTTAAACCTTGTCTAGAAAATTCTAAACTTGCCTTAGCTGCATCTTGAAATGAAGAAGCTGTTAGTTTAGCAACTCCAAAAAGATCAGAAGAAAATTTTTGTAATTTATCTGTGCTTAACCCTAAAACACGATTAATATCTGTGATATTTTTTTCAACTTCTATAGTAACATTAGCTATTTCTCTGAAAGCTTTACCTACACCACCGATTACCGCTGTAGAAGCTCCGAATGCAAGTACGCGAGCATTAGAAGCTGCGAGCGCAGATTCAAATTCTTTTAAGTTGCCAGTGATTCTTCCTAATGGCTGAGTAAAACTACCTGCATTAATTTGCAGATTCAGTTGATTCTGTGATGCATATCTTGCATTAAATGCGGCAACGCCTTGAGCGATACTCTGCGCTAATGCTGTTTGACTAGCTTGAACACTAATTTGTACTGCCATATTTTTAATTACACTTAAAAACTATTAAACTCCCATGATTTTCATTAAATCATTCATGTCCAACGAGCCACCTTTTTTCTTCGCTTCTTCTGACAAAGAAAGAGTCTTTGTCGTACCTTTGTCCATATTAAGATATTTATAATCTTCTTTTGTTGCGCCAACGATAGATTGTGCTTGACCATCTTTTTCTTTATTAATTATATCTTTAGCTTTTTCATTAGCGTTTACATAATCAAAAATCTTCTCAGGATCTCGGCGGTATTCTTCTGGCATATTGTCGTTTTGCATAAAGATATTCTTAAAATATCTTGCATAAATTAGCGTTCTTAATTGATTAAACGTTAATTTAGTTACTGGAAGACCAAAAAAATGAATAGGATCTTCTGAAAACGATATATAATAACTAAAAAAGTCCTGCAATACTGTCTTTTGTATATTTAAATCAGTGAATTTGCGATTAACTTCATTATATTGTTCAATTATATCGCCAAGATCTGATACAAGAATCTCATCGAATTCTTCATCAGAGAATTTTTTATCTGTTAAAGATGCATCTGTGTACAAAGTAAACTTTAAAAAGTCTTCTGTATTTTTTTGATCAGCGTAATTCTCGCAAGTATTACCAAGATAAGAGTTTCTTGTATTTTTTAACTTGTTTAATTTTTTAAGACTTTCTTCTATTTGACTATTGAAAGCGTCAATTTGCGATTTTAAATATGTAGTTTTCTTTTGATCTTGCAATTTTCTAACAAAAACTTCTTCTTGATTAATCTTGCTTTCATCGGCTTTTGTCCAAAATCCTTCTTCTTCTAAATTAGCAAGGGCTTCCTGAACGGTAGGAAGCCCATTTTTCTTGGCGTATTCTAGATGTTTTTTTCTATTTTCTTCTATATAACTCTGTTCGATAAAATTAATATGCTTCACATAGGCTTTTCCAAAAACAGTTTCGATTACAGAAAAGCCAGCACATATATCTTTAAATATATTTTTATAGAATAGAGAATCATCCATTCTGTTCTCTTATGATCTTATCGAACTCTTCCTTATCAACGACTCCAGAGAAGAACCAATAACTAAACAAGCTCGCTAACTTTAGATAAGTGTTTTGATAAATAAAGTCTTGCTCGTCTTCCATCTTTGACAACGCTTCTTCCTTTTCTTCGAAAGTGTTACCCTTGAAAATGGGAACGAAATCTTTATGACCCAAGCTTGTATCTTTATAATAAGATAGATTTAAAACGTACCACAAAATAGACTTATTCTGCGCCCTCGCATCCGCCGTGTGACTGAATAAAGTCAAATAACTGCTTTCACGCTGAACAATTTCTTTTCTCAATTCTAGCATTCTATTTTCTTTTTGTTGAAGTTCTTGTACCTGGTCTTCCGTCTTTTCAGCGTCAGGAATAATTCTGAGATTTACGATGTCTATTTGTACTTGCTGATAATCTGCATAAGCTTGCGACAAAGCCTTTGTTTCTTTTTCTCCATCCAAACCTCCAGTATCCTTGTACTTATTTAGCAACATGTTCTTTGTTAGGATACCGAGTTTAATAGATTTACTCATCTCTACAGAAAAAACTAGCTCTGCCTCTTGAACCTGCTTTCTGTTTGGTTCCTTCAATAAAATCTCTATTGGAATAACCTTTTCTACCTTTTCGGTGATGGTTCTTTGTTTTTCGATGCCATCTTCCAAATAAGTTTCTATTCTTTTTTCTTCTACTTCGGCTTTCTTTTCTATATTAAACGTGTAAATACTCTTAGACATACTTATAATAAAGTTAATAAATTAAATTTCTATTATGGCTACAAGTTTATTATCAGATAGTGAAAAAGCCGCTTTAGACTTAATAATAGAGGATGTTCACGAAACATTCGCTCGTACTATTACAGTCTTTAAAGAAGCGTCTGAAGTTGTCATTATCACTGATCCAAACTTTAATCCATTATATAATACTGCCGGTCAAACGACCTCTATCATAAATACACCTGTTTACAAGCAATTTAAAGCAAGAATTTATTATAATGATGATATTAGAAAACAATATTGGAGCGAAACTGCCGTAAATACCCAAATCAAACTAGAAGCAGTTGTAGGAACCGTAAGACTAAAAATTAGAGCGGAAGACTATGAATATATTAAAGATGCTAGACGTTTTGATTTAGATGGTAGAAGATTTGTTTTAAATTCATCTTTTAGAGGCCACGGATTATTTGATAGCCAGTATTATACTTTATATCTCAAGCCTGATCCATAAGATGAACCTAAATCCACAAGATTTAAATGCAATACTAAGACAATTAAACAAACAGCCAGAATACACCTCTTATGCCGACAAAGCTATTTCAGATCAATTTGATAAATTAAAAACAGAGATGCTGGCTGATTTTGATAATCATCCTATTACTGTGGAAATAGAAGGAGGAATAGATGCTTCTAATTCTTCTAGGACATTGAATGGTATTACTAATTTGTATTCTTTCATCGGTTTTGAAAATGGCGACAGACCAACTGAAGTCATTCGCCAAATGTTAAAACAATCTTCTTTTAGAAAAATAGTACAAAATAATTCAATAATAACTTATATATTTGAAATCCCAACGGCTAAACAAATATTTTTAGCCACCCCTTTACCTTGGGAAACCGGAAGAAGCTGGGCAAAAGGTATAGAAGAAGGTATTTCTGGATTAGGAT